GACGCATGAGTGATGATGACGATGTAAAAGAGCAAGCGTTAAAACAGGCACAAGACGCATATGTATTGTTTATCTGGTTTATTAAATGGTTTAGTTACGTGATGATATTCTTAATAATTTTAATGTTTATGAATAACTGGTTTGACGATGGCACAGGCAGTATGTTCATGCCAGATGAAATATACGAAGATCAATATGACCCAAAGGGTCTTAACAAAAGGAAAGGAATATGAAACCATATCATAACGAGGGATTTGGCAAAGCTTTCTTTGTAGTATTCTTATTACTCGTACCACTACCCATACTAGGACTATGGGCGGTTGATGGTCAAGATTGGGTGGATAGATTTACTGCAAAGTATTTCTCACCTTGGCAGTCTGAGTGTTGGGAAACAGCCAAGCATGAGAGAGTATGTAAGGGGGATAACAACTGTAAATTTTGGAGGAACTTTTGCCATGAAGAAGAATGACAACAATGATAAAGACCCTACAGAGGGTCAGGCTTTAATATTAACTATGGTTATGCTAATAGGTGTAACGCTGTTGTTAAATGGGTGTGCTAATCTTTTTATGAGGATAATGTGATGGAAGAAGAATTTATTGATGATTTATTTGATGATATGGTAGATGATTCAGAGGTGGATAAGATTAAGTCCATACCATATGAAATAGAAAGGGAGTTGGAAGAATGATACTTGAAACAGCATTGATGTGCATGGCTTTCAATATCTACCATGAAGCAAACAACCAGTCTATGCTTGGGCAGATAGCAGTCGGTCAAGTGGTGATGAACAGAGTAGAGGACAGTCGTTTCCCCGACACTGTTTGCGAGGTAGTTAAGCAAGCGGTGACATACAAAGGTACAGACAAACCAGTATTGCACAAGTGTCAGTTCTCTTGGTACTGCGATGGTAAAAAGGACGAGCCAAATTACAATAGCAAATCGTGGTCAAAAGCATTGAGGTATGCAGTAGTGGTATTGGGCGGTGATATAACACTTGACTTTACAGATGGCGCGACTCATTATCATGCCACATATGTGCGTCCTGCGTGGGCAAAGACCAAGACTCGAACTACGCGAATTGACAGACATATATTCTATAGGTGGGAGAAATGAGCAGAGAGTTTAGATTATTTATTATTTTAGTGACAGCGTGTTATTTACTAGATTTGTTATTTAAAACTTTACTTTAGGAGATTTTTATGAGATTATTCGCTATGGATTTTTTATCAGTATTAATTATGGGTTGGTTTATTCTTGATGTTCTCTAGTATTAAACAAATAAAAACAGTAGGGGATATGGTGCAGTATTACCTACACAGTCCCCAATTTTTAGCTCTCAGACCGCGTTCACAGAGGGACTACGAGTATGCGTTAGGAAAAGCGTTACAGACCTCTGTGAGCCTTTCTAAGAGGTTTGAGAGCATAAAGATATCCAAGCTATCGGTGGCAGATTGTAAGGTTGTCTACCAAACTTGGCTACAAAAGGGCAAACGCATGGCAAACAATACGGCAACTATACTTTCTGTCGTGTTCAATATGGCAGAAGAGTTGGAATTACTAGCCAGCAACCCTATGCGGAGGGTCAAAAAGGCTAAACAAGACGTTAGAAGGGTGATGTGGTCACGCGATCAGGTAAAATTATTCCTTGACACCGCTTATTCTAGGTACAGATGGCGCAGTATAGGTCTTATTGTCCATATGGCTTACGAATTTGCTCAGAGAGTCGGTGATATGCGTCTTTTAGAGTGGCAAAGTGTCGATTTAGAGGGTGCAAGACTTGATTTGGTACAATCTAAGCGTAGAGCAGAGGTGCATATACCTATCAACCCGAAGTTATTAGCTATGTTACAGAAACAGCACGATGACTTTGGTTTTCAAGAGTATGTAGCACCGAATGTCAAGCCAATGGGTAACACTCACAGACCTTATAGTGAGTATGATGTGTCCGTATTAGTCAACGAGGTCAAGGCAGAGTCTGGACTACCCAAAGAGTTAACTGCTATGGATATGCGTAGGACAGCCATTACAGAGATGGTTGAGGCTGGTGTCGATACCACACAGATCATGGCGGTGTCTGGACACAACTCACCACAGTCAATGCGTCCGTACATCAAGCACACATTCAAGTCAGCAAACAACGCACTTGCTAGAAGGGAGTCGTACAAAGATGAAGTTTCTTGAGGAGTTAGATTTAGAAGAGGGCAAGACGCTGACGATGGATTGTCCAGTATGTAAGGGCAAGAAAAAGTTTACAGCGACTAGGGTGGACAATGTAATATTGTATAACTGCTTTAGGAATAGTTGTACTGTCAAGGGTAAAAGGCAAGTCGGTAGAACTGTGGAGAGTATTAAACGTAAGATGAATGGACACTCTATAGTTGAGAAAGTAATAGAGTTTGAGATACCTGAGTATTTTTCTAGTGACTTGATAGATTGTGATGACTTTATTACAAAATGGGACTTGTCCAACATAAAGCTATTTCATGATGTAAAAAACGATAGGGTCGTATTCCCTATTAAAAGCAAGGGTAGAATCATTGACGCTGTTGGTAGATCTTTAAACCCAAAGTCTTTACCCAAGTGGTACAAGTATGGTAATAATTTATCTTATTATGCTTATGGCTTAGACATAACAAACAAATCTACTGCAGTGGTAGTAGAGGATGCTATATCAGCCATAGCGGTTGCTAATTACTTTCCAGTTATAGGGTTTGCCTTGTTAGGTACATCATTAAATCAACAGCAAATGCTAAGTTTATCAAATTTTAGTAGGGTCGTTATTGCTCTTGACCCAGATGCGTCCAGCAAATCTTTAGAGCATGGAAGGGAGTTGAGTAATTATGTAGAGGAAGTAAAAGTCTTAAAATTAGTAGACGATTTAAAGTATAAAAACTTAGACGATTTTATCAAATTAAAGGAGTTATTAGATGGATAAACCAGACAATAAAAATACATACTATGAGGATGGTAGATGGTGGTACAGAGGAGCGTCTGACGGGAACAGAAGAAGTTTAGAGGCGCATATTAAAAAGAATAAGACTAGGATGTTTGTGGATGGTAAGTATATACCTAAGACTCACCCGATGCACAAACCGGGAAATTACAAATCTTTTAGTGATGCCGCCTTTTCGTCCTTGATTAATTATGTAAAGTGTGTTAAAGGAGAGGTGTACATTATTGAGAATCCTGCATGGGAGAACTGGTACAAGATAGGTAAAGCGGTAGATGCTGAGGATAGATGCAATAGTTATCAGACAAGCAGTCCTTACAGAGACTATAGGGTGGTGTCCAAGATTAGCGTACCTAACAGAACTATGGGAGAAAGAGTGGCGCATACTTTGGCAGAGGGTTTAAGTAAAGAGAGAAGTAACGAGTGGTTTCGTATAGAGAACTTAGATAAAGATGACTTTGATAGGTTCTTGAGTTTAGTAAAAACACTTACAGAGGAGAAAGTGAATGGTGGAACTGGCACTAATAAGAAGTCTGCTTGATAAAGACTTCTATGGAGATCATAAGGGTACACGATGTCCAGACGAGTTGTTCAGTAAGGACATTCGTAAGATAAAGAAAACTGTAGACTTTGCTATGCAGAACTACGGCAAGGATACTCTCACTGTCCGTGAGTTAGAAAGTTTATTTTTTGCTCACAACAGCACCCTTACGACATCTTCTAAGCAAGTATTTAGAGACTTGTTTTCTAAGCTGGAGAAGGAACAAGCTATGGATAAAGAGATAGCTAAAGATGTATTATCAAAGTTGTTTCAACAGCATGTAGGAGAGAAGATAGCTAATATAGGGTTTGATTATGTTAATGGTGAGGGTTCTACACTAGAGCCACTACGCAAGATTATCAGCGATCATCAAGACAACTTCCTACCCAACTTTAAGATAGAGTGGGACGACATTAGTTTTGATAGCATATTGGAGCAAGCTAATCAAAAGTCAAAATGGAAGTTCAACATACCCTCTCTTGCCAGACGACTACAGGGCATCAGTGGTGGTCAGCTTATAATAGTGGGTGCAAGACCCAATACTGGTAAGACCAGCTTTCATGCTAGTATCATCGCATCAAGAGGTGGCTTTATAGATCAAGGTGCTAAGTGTAGAGTCTTGTGTAATGAAGAGCCATACTACAGAGTTGCATCTCGTTATCTATGCAACAGAGCAGAGTTGTCTCTCGCAGAGATAGGTAGCGGTAGAGCCAATCACGCACTGGCTATGGATAGGTACAACAAGATTAGACAAAGCGTCAAGATTAAGGATGTTACTGGCAAGAAGATGGATTGGGTAGAGAATATGATAAAGGTTGAAAGACCTGACATTGTTGTGCTAGATATGGGCGACAAGTTTGCCAACAGAACTGGAGAAAGGATGGACTTGTACTTAAAGGAGGCTGCAATTCACGCGAGAAACATCGCAAAAGAGTATGATTGTGCTATAATCTGGATGTCTCAGCTATCTGCTGAGGCAGAAGGTAAGGTTAATGTAGACCAATCTATGCTTGAGGGCAGTAAGACTGGTAAGGCGGCAGAAGCGGATTTGATGTTGTTACTTAGTAAGAACCCAACTATTGAGGGTCAGGAAGATAATGATACACAGCGACACATTATTATAGCTAAGAACAAGATAAACGGATGGCATGGAAAGATACATGTCGAGTTAGATGTAGAGAGAGGTAGATATACTGCATGAAGATTATACTAGACGTAGAGAACACAACAACTAAACGAGATGGTAAGTTACATCTTGATCCTTTTGAGCCTGACAATTCTTTGACGCTTGTGGGTGTTCAAAAAAGTCCCTTCTGGACAAAGGATAAGTCAACTGTTTTTGTGTTTGACCATAAAGAAAGAGTGATAACAGACGATGATGCAGACAAAAGACTGCAAAGAGTGCTTGACAACACCACATTATTGATAGGTCACAACCTTCAGTACGATCTACAGTGGCTATGGGAGTGCGGTTTTAGGTACGATGGAGAGATATACGACACAATGTTGGGTGCGTACATACTACAGAGAGGGCAAAAAGGCTCTGTCAGTCTTG